ACCCTTAGACCTTAAACAGTGGTCATATTGGCGGTTACATACGTCGCTTTTGTATTTATCACTATAATAGCTTATAGCGTGGTAATAGTCGCGCCCTACCTCTCCATACTCTGAGGCTATGGCAAAGCCAATTTCTAGCCATACATTATAAGAGCTTTTTGTTATATCTACTCTCCTGTCCTTTATTTGGTCTATTATATAGTCAATATCTTTTTTCCCTGTAATTATTTGGGGCAGCTTTTTAACTATGTCCTTTTTTTTAAGGTAGCTTTTAAAGGTGTCGGCGCTAAAATTAATAAAGGCGTTGGGGTCATTACTTACATAGCGGGGGCGCGTTACGTCCTTACAACTTTTATCCAGTATAATTTGGTAATTTTCTAAATAGTACCTCTCTAAGGCTAAAAAGCTTTCCAGGTGCTTAGTAGGGTGTATTTTAATAAATACCGCAAGGCCAAGCCCCGAGGCGCTTTTAAAAGCTCCATAAGTATAGCGGTCGTTTGTTACGTTCTCCCAGTCTTTGGCCAGGTCTGCGCTGTCGTCGATATCTAAGCATAAAAACCCCGAGTGTTGGGCTAGTCCCTCTTTATTTCGTACCTCGGGAAAAGTCCCCGAAATAGTAACATACGGGAGTGTTTTCTCTTTTAGCTCCTTACGTTTCTTTTTATTTGGTTCGTTGTTTATTGGGTCTATTAAGTGCTTAAAAGTCCCGTGTTTTACATTGTTTAAAAATTCGTTTACGCTTGTTTCTCTCTCGGGAGTTCGCGCGTATATCTTGGGGAAAAACGATATTTGCATAGTTTAAAATTTTAGGGGGGGTGTAATATAGTCTTTTTTTAGTTGCCTCTTTTGATTGGTTGGGGCCTCCGTTTCTTCTCTTGCATTTTTAATTGTATGTAAACCCAGTTTGCTTTATAGCCCTTATTTTGCGCGTGTTTCTTTAGCTCCTCTTTTGTTGCTGTGTTAGGGTTAAAGACCTTTCCAGCCCCTCGGCTTACATTTTTTAGCCCTTTGGTAACTTCCACAAAGTCAGCCTTTAAAAGTGCTTTAGCTTTTATTTTAAAAAGTTCTCCACATTCGAAACACACGCGGGCGCTGGCGTAGTTCATAGCCTCACAGCTCGGGCACAGCTTTACAGGGGCCACGCCGTTGCTGTTACGCCGCTTTTTTACTAACTCCCAGGTCCTTGCGTCTTGCCATAGTCCGTGTTCGTAGACATTGGCGCCCATGTCTATACACACAAAGTTTTTTTTGTTCTCGTGGAGCCTTGAGCCCCTCCCAACCATTTGGAGGTATAGGGGTAGGCTTTTTGTGGCCCTGTTAATTATTACCGCCTCAATACTTGGCTCGTCGTAGCCTGTTGTTAACACGCTGCAATTAGATAAGATATTAAAAACTCCTTTGCTAAAGTCCTCCAATATTTGGCGCCTCCTTGATTTTGGTGTTGAGCCGTCCAGGTGCTCGGCTGGGTATCCCGCCCGCCTAAACTCTTGAACCATGTTTTTAGAGTGATCCACGTTAACGTTAAAAACAAGGGCTTTTTTCCCCTCAGCAAATTGGCGGTATTTCTCTACTACTCCCTCGTATAGCTTTGCTTTATTAAATTTCTCGTATAGCGCGGCGCTGTTGTAATCGTTCCCCGTTATTTTTACGCTTGAAAAGTCCTCCTTTGCGGCGTAGGTAACGCAAGGAACTAAAAACCCACTTTTTAAAAGGTCGTCAATAGTTACGGGCTCTATAATTTTGTCGTATAGTTCGTGTAAGCTGGTTTGTTTTCCTGTCCTTAAAGGCGTGGCTGTGGCACCAATAAAAAGGGGTTTGTAAGGTGTTTCTTCTTTGTATTTCTTTATTATTTTATCAAAGGTTTGTTTGTGGGCCTCGTCAATAATAATAATATCCACCTCGGGGAGCTCCCGCCTTACTAGGGTGTCCACGCTTGCCAGGTAACAGTTATTTAAGTCTTGCTTGTATCCTGGCGCTATAATAGTTGGGTAAAGCCCTAAGCGGTTTAAATTATATTCGGCCTGGCCTATAAGCTCCTTTCTGTCACAAATTATCATGACTTTACGCCCCATTTTTATAGCTCCCTTTGTTATTGTGGTAAAAACTATTGTTTTGCCTCCTCCCGTTGGGATACATAAAATAAGGGATTTAAAGCCGCTTTTAAACGATGAGCGTAAGCCGTTTACGCTTTCTAGTTGGTAAGGTCTTAATTTCATTTAAAAAAGTTCAGTTTGTTTTGCGTTGTCTCTTTTATAAATCCCTAAAGCGGTTTGAAATATTGTTTTCCCAGCTTCGTAGTCTACTAAATTACGAGCTATTTTATTTAAAGGTTGATTTCCTTTATAATTTCTAAAATTGTAATCATGAAAATCACAAAGAACTCCAACTTCATTTAACATATTGGTTAATGTACCAGGTAATTTTCTTTCTCCTAAATCATTAGGCAAATTAAAATTAGTCCAGTAAAGATGTCTGCCCCTTTTTTTAGCTGGTATTAATGGTTCATAGTATGGTATTACATTTTCGACTACATATTTACCTTTAAAGTTATGTTGTAATAAAATTATTTCTTCATATAATTTCATATCAGGGTATTTATCTATAAATGTATTTCTATTTTTTTGACTCATTCTGACCCTGCTATGCGTAGGACAACACGGCGAGCTCCATATAAAATTAAACCCTTTATAATTATTTAAAAGGTACTCGTGGGCGTCTCCTGTGATTACTTTGTCATTATGAAATCTTTCGGCGTAAAGCCTCGCCGCTTCGGGGTCAAGCTCCACAGCTGTAACCTCTAAAATAACTCCCGCTTCTTTTGCCACCTCGTCCCACTTGTAGCGGTTACCTCCCAGGAAAGCGTATAAATTTAAAACTTTGTAAATTTTCATTTTATTTTTTTTGTTAGATAGTAAAAGCTTTCTTGTATTTTTATTTTTGTGTAGTCCTCCGAAAATGTTACTATTGGCTCGTCTGGGTATAGCTTGTAGTTACTTATATAGTGTTTTAAGTGAAAAACTAGTTCGTCTTTATTTTTAAGCCCTGGCACCTTAATAAGCGTTTGGGGCTCAAAGCCCAAAGCTTTAACCCTTTGGCCGTGTGGTGGGTCATACAGGGCAAAAATTCGCCCCGTATTGGCCCGTAAAAAATCTACCATTTTTAAATATTTTATTTTGTTAAATTTCATTTCCCTTGTAGTTCAATTATACACGCCTTAAAATACTCGTTTCCCGCCTTGTAAGCCTTTTTAACGTCCTTAACCTCCTCGGGTGTTATCTCTATAGCCTCGCTTATTGTTATTCTCTTATTGGGCGCGTGGTGCCCCACTTGGTGTAAAGTAATGTCTTCCCAGTCGGGGACTAGCTCCGCGGGGGTGTCAGTGATGCAATAACACACAAAAGCCTTTTTAAACTTCCATAAAATTAAATATCCTTTTTGCTGCCAGTCGTAGCCAGCTTCTTTTACTTTCTTGTTTAAGTCCTCTTGAAAAGCGGGGAAGGTCGAAATGTCCCAAGCGTTTTTTATGTCTATTATAACGCCGTTTTTTTTGTCTACAATATCCGCCTCTCCTGTTAACCAGCTTAAAGTTTTGCGCTCTTCATTTTTTACATAGTCGGCCCCGTGTATCTCTGCCAACATGTTAATGGCTGCTTCCTCGTTTTGGTTTCCCTTGTCCAAATATTTATTTTCTATTTGCTTGCGGTAGCCGTAAAAAGTTTCTTTTGCTGTTTCCTTAATCCAAGTTTTAGCGGTTGTCGATAGCTCCCAGGCGTCTTTAAAGAGTTCTAGCTCGGCGGCTTTTGCGGTAAGCTCAGAAAGTTTTAAAAGCTTGTTTTGTGCTGTCTTTGTGGTCTTGTTAGCTATGGCCTCATATTTGGCGCTTTCCTCGGTTATCTTTGCCACCGTGTCGGCGTATATTTGAGCTCTGCCCTTTGTTTTACTTTGCCCCATTAGTTTGTATAAGGAGCTGCAACGTATTAATAAATTTTCCATTCGTTTGGTTTTGCGTGTTAAAAAAGGAGGGCTAGGCCCTCCGTGTTGTTAAAATCCTATTTCATTCGCTTGGGGCTCGAGAAAGTCGTTTTTCTCTTCCACCTTTGGCGCTTTCTTTGGCGCTTTTGGTGTTGGCTCGCTTGGTGCCTCCCCTGGCATCCCTGGCCATTTTGTGGAGTCGATTAAGTTCTCTAAAAAGTCGAGCTGGTCGCTGTCGTCCCAGGTGTTTTTCCCTTTTACTTTTATTTGCTTTAACTCGGGGAAGCCGTTAGGCGTTTCGCGTGTGTAGGCTGGTTGTACTTTCCCCGCCTTGCTAATTTCTCCCTGGTAAGGTACCGCGTAATAGTTCTTCACTGGCTCCCCCTTTTTGTTTACGTCGTCTATTGTGTAACATACTAAAGCTAGGTCTTGGCAAAGGTCAATATTAGGCAGCCTTTTAAGTAGTGTTTTACCAGATCCGTTAAATTTAAAGTCAAGGGCGTAAAACTCGGGGCTGTGTTCATCCTCGGTAACGTCGAAAATTAACTGAAATTCCTTCCCATAATTACCGTTTTTAATTTTACAGTCTATTAGCTGGCCCGTTATTTGGTCAACTTTTAGCTCGTAAACTGTTTTACCTTCATTAGGCCCCATTTCCAGCTTCCGGCTTATGGCTCCTTTTGTATTTTCGTCTACTCTCCTGGTAAACTGTCCACGGGAAAAGCTAAAATACTTTATTGGCTTTTCGTTTGTGTGTTGTGCTCCTCTTTGCATAATAATAAAAATTAGGGGGTTTATATTGGTTTTAAAATTTCGGCTAGTTCTTCAAGCTTTAAAAGTATGTTTTCGCTTTGGACTTTGCCCTGTACTACATTACTCACTTTTATTTTACCCTTTTGGGTGTCGTACTTTGGCCACTTTTTAATAAATAGCGGCACCACGCTATTAGGCAAGGCGGACTTTGCCGCCTCTATCCTTGTTATAAATTCTACTTTGTCCATGGTTTTATTGGTTTGTGAAAAGATTATTTATTTTATTTATTGCTTGCTCTTGGGTGTTGTTGGCCCCTATTATTTGCGGCCTTGATACGTCAATATAAAGCTTTAAAGCCTCACTTTTAAGGCTGTCCAGTGTGTTAAGCTCGCTTAGCTTGCTGAGGAACGCCGCGGGCTTGTCTGTTTCTTGTATCCCGTGGGCCTCCATTATAGCCTTATAATAAAAGGCCTTAAATTTTAGCTCGTTAAATTTGTTCTTATAGTCCATTTTTAAAACGTAGTTATAAATAAAATAAAAGTAAAAAGTAAAATAATTAGGCTGGTTAAATAGTTTTTTGGGCTCATGTTTTTTTCTTAAAGATACGTTATTAATTTTCTTTTTACCAAATTTCAAGTATTAACTATTAACACAAAATTGTTAATACAATATATTTGGAATTATGAAACTAAATTAACTATTTTTACATAAAAACTTAAGCCATGTCAATAACCAATTTTAAGCCCCCAGCTTGGGAGTGCCGAGACGTAAAAGCCAGCCGACTATGCAAAGAAATAAAAGCGGGTAAGCCCGTAAGCCGTTGGGAGGTCTACCCTTTACGGCGCCGTATGCTGCAAATAGCTGAAAAGGACGACCAATTAAAAAACGAATTAAATTTATTAATCACAGAGGCCGAGGCCTCCTTTTAAACTTTATACAATGGATAAAAATATAAGAGTTTTACACCTTATCCCTGTGGCCTTAATAGTTGCCGAAAACGTTAACAGCGTTGTAATAAGCGGTCTTAGTTACGACATAAACGACACTATTAGAATGGCAAAAATAGAGGCTAACTATATATTGAATAACAATAAATTAATGTTTACCACATATTACGAATTGGATTTACTTAACCTATTAAAAAACTATTAAAATGAAACTAAAACAAGACGCTAAGAAATTAATTTTAAATCTTAGAGACGCGGGAATAACTACCGCTTACATTAACTTAATTTTAAAAAATGTCCAAGAGGAAAATATAGCAAGCTTTCGCGACGGTTGGAAAAGTGGCAAAGAGGAGGCACGGGATACATTTACCGAAAAGCTGAGCCAATCAGAAAATTATAACACGCAATATTTAACCGCGTGGACAAAAAAAGCCAAACTATGAAATTAAAAGACAATTACGGCTTTTTTAATTGCGTTGGACTATGTTTAATTTTGTCTTTGTTAAAGTTAAAAGCGGATGTTATAATAAGCTGGCCCCTGGTGTTTTTACCACTATGGGGGCCGCCTTTGGCCGCTGTCCTTGTATCAATTATTTTTTACATACATAATAAAAAAAAATAAAATGAGTAAAATGAAATTAACCCGCCCGCTTATTATTTTTGACCTCGAAACTACAGGCTTAGACCCAGCCGAGGACCGTATAATACAATTTAGTATAATAAAACAGTTTCCTGGCACCGCTGAGGCACCCCAAAGGGTTACCCGCTTTGTAAACCCAGGCCGAGAAATACCCGAGGCAGCCATTAAAATACACGGGATAACAAACGAAGAAATAAAAAACGCTAAGCCCTTCAAAGAAATGGCGGAGGGTGTCGCTAAATTTATTAAAAATTGCGACGTAGTGGGCTATAATTCGAACCGCTTCGACGTTCCTTTTTTGCTCCATGAGTTTGAAAGGGCTGAAATATTCGACGCCTTGGACTCTGTGGAGTTTATAGACGTTTTTAACCTTTACTGTAAATTTAACCCTCGGACGCTCTCCCAGGCTTACGCGGACTACTGCGGTAAACATTTAGACGGCCACAAAGCGGACGCGGACGCCTTAGCCACTTGGGAGGTTTTACAAGCAATAATAAAGGAGCACGGGGAAGAAATAACCGCCGAAAATATCCAAGGGCCTACAGTGGACGCCTTGGCCCAAATGAGTAAAAAAAGCAAAAATATTGATATATTAGGGGTAATTGTAGAAAACGACAAAGGCGAAGCTGTTTTCAATCTCGGAAAACATAAAGGCAAGCCAGTAAAAAGCTATCGTACATACTGCGGCTGGCTTATAAATAAAGGTAATTTTACCGAAAATACTAAACAAATTGTAAAACAAATCTTAAATACTAAAACATGAAAGGTTTAAAATTAACCGAGAAATTAACAGAGGGAAACTTTAAAGGCGTGGAGCTTTCCCAAGCTATTGAAACGGATGTAAACCACGTTAAGGACCGCGTAGAAAATTACGGGCTAGAACTTGAGCCAGTCGCTAAGGCTTATTACACCTTCCACCTAGAACGTGCGGAGGACCAAATTAATAATACAATGTACTAATGGGGCAAATATTAGTTAAAATAGCTTTTGTTTTTATTGCCTTAATAATAATTATAGTTAACGCGCTTAAAAGCAATAAAAAAGGGGGTAGATAGCCCCCTTTTACTTTCCCCCTAAAAAAGCAAGGCGTTAAGCCTCTGTTTTATTTTTGTCTACTGGCTGACCAATAGTTAAATTTTTTATTTTTTCGCTCAGTCCTATAGCAATAAAAGCGCCCGTTAAAATACAGCCTATTCCAGCATAAAGCCCCATTTTGTTGTTTTCTTTTACCGCCATTTCTAGGAACTTAATACCCTCAAAAATTAAATATCCACCGCCTCCAAGCTTAAAGATACGCTTTGAGCTTAGTTTTTTGTCGTGATCTTTAAAAGCTGAAGCGCTCACTTTTGTAAACCCGTTTACTGTCTCTTGTAATGTTTTTAAAAATTTCATTTTTTTATTCTTTTTTTAATTAATGGCATGGCCAAGCCTTCTAATAATTTTATTAAGTCGTACCCTAAAAAACCTAGTATAAAGTCCCCTGTAAAGCTCCAAGCTGCGAACTCGGGGAAATACTTAGGACCTAAAAAGGCTAGGAATATTTCGGGCAAAACTAAAAGTAACACAAAAGCGGTTAAGTAATGGCCTACCCACCTAATAATGTGCTTTTGGTCGAAATATTTAACTATTTCAAAGCTTCTTTTTTTCTTTGCCAGGCTCAAAGCCTTATATTTTAAAACCACAAAAAGCCTAACGGTAGCCGAAAGTACCACGAGTAAAAAATCCCACGCCGTAATAAACGTTAAAGGGGTTATTTCCTCAGTCATTTAAAAAGGCGTAAATAGTTCTTAAATGAGCTTGCACGACCTTTTTAATGGCCTCCTCTGTTAACATTTCGGCCGCCTCTTCTAGGTTATCCATAAAAAAAGACTCCGTTAATATTGCGGGGCAAAGTGTATTTTTTAACACGTAAAAATTAGCTTCTTTGTCGCTGTCCCCGTCGCTCGTGTCTTTTCGTCCTCTATGGGTTGGGAAGGCCTCAGCCATAAAGGCCATAAAGTTAGTAGCTATTTTGTCGCTCGCGGTTTTTCCTGGGCTCGTATATACCTCGTAGCCGTGGCCCCCTCCCGCGTTGGCATGTACTGAAACATAAAGGGCGTTTTGTGGTCCATATTGCACGGCGTATTTATTAGCCTCTTTTACTCTGTCTTTTAAAGGTTTGTCCTCTTGGGTGTCTACTACATCCACAAAAGTAACCCCAGCACTTTTTAAGGCCTCTTTTATTCCCTCTACCAATTTCCTGTTATATACTCCCTCATAAACTGTAAAGCCGTTAGGGTGGATATACATTTTTTTTGGTGCTGTAACATATTGGCCATTTATAAGGCCTCCGTGTCCTGGGTCTAAAAGTATTATTTTACCGCTCATTTTTTACTTTTTTTATTTACACATTTGAGGGCCTCCCAAATTCTACGACGGTTTAAAAGTATGTATATTAAAGTTGTTAATAGCGTGCCTATTTTAACACAAACGGCTAGATAAAGGTTTAATTCCTCCATAGTGATGCTTAAATAAGATAAAACCCCCGTAAAGGCTAGTATAGTGGTGTCTGTTAACTTGTCGGACATTTTAATAAATTTACATTATCATAAAAAAGTTATTTTCTACCCCTCCGCTGCTTGATAAGCCTTTAATTTCTACCCTATCGAGTGTTAAACTAACGTTGTTAGTGGTTGCCGTTACGCTTATGGCTCCCGCGTCGTGTCCCGTTGCTGAGATAGCCCCCACAGCCACGCGCTTATTTATATTATGGTTTGTCCTGGTAACGTTTGTTCCTGTTGGAATTTGTACCGTTTGATTAACTCCGTTACTCGTGGAGGTAACCATAATTAAGCTGTCTTGCTCTACTGTTATATTTCCAGTCCTTGGATTAGGGCCGCCGCCCGTTTTTACCTCAGCCCCAAAGCCGCCGCAATCTGTGAAACTTTGCGCGTAAAAACTTAAAGGTGTATAAACTGTATTATTAAAATTAACTCTAAGGGCGTTGCTCCCCGTTGGTGGATCTACAAGAGTGAAAACTGCCATTCTTGAGCTTAGGCCGCTCCTTTCAATAGTATATTCGAACTCCATAGCGTTGCCGCCATACGTCGCACTTGTATAGCTTTTACCGTTGCTCATTGTTAAAAACAATATTAAAAAACGGTTGTTTCCCGTGTTTTGCGTGTGGTTTATACTTCTAAAATTTGCCCCAGGGGTGGCGCTGTTTTGTGTTATATTTCCTTTTGTTGGTGCTGCCATTTTATAGCTCGTTTATACTTTTAAGCTCTTTTAGTCCCTCCGTGTTTTCCTGTTGTGTTCTTGCCTCATTTACTGAGGGGGTAACATCAAAAAAAGCGGATATTGTTATTAATCCAATTTCCAATTTTGTCCTATTCTCTCCTAAAAACTTTCCAAGTGTGGAGTCGTAAGCCTCGTTTATTTCGTTAATTAAGTCCTGGTCTTGAGTAAAGCCCACGGGCGTAAAGTTTAGCTGGCCGCCCTCTTCCTCTATTTTTTCTATTACTGTTATCATTCCTCGTTAATTAAAACAACGTTTTCAAGTTCTAGGCCGAAAGTTTCCGAAATAATTTTTCTTTGGTCCTCTGCATACGTCGAAATACTCCAACTCATAACCTCAGTTATTGGGAAAGTAAAGTTTTTTAAGCGCTCCCCGTCTTTCTCAGCTTTAAAAAAGTATTTTCCACTGTTGTAAGCCTCGGCGCTTGTGTAAACGTTGTACTCACATTTTAAAAGCCCGTCGTTTACTACTCCTTGGTCTGAAACTGAGACTTTAATAATTGGGTTCGTTACTGTAGTGCCAAAGTCGGCGCTAATGTCTCCCGTAATTTGATAATGTATTTTATTTTTAATCATAACTTTTAAATTTATTTTTTTATGCCTCTTCTTGTACTGCTATTACGTCCCATTTTGAGTCTGTCGAATTGTACTTACAACCAACGTATAAAAGTTTACTGGCCGTCGTTGTTGTTGGTAATGTTACCCCAATGGCTCTAAAAACTGCGTTCCATGTTAAAGCCCTGGCCGTGCCGTCGTCCTTAAATCTGAAAACTAAATCCTGGCTTTGTACTGGTGCTCCCGTTGGTGCTGCTATCGTTGTGCTTGCCGACATAGCGGTTAAAACTCCATCGCTTTGCTCGTCTGCATTAATTGTAAAGGTTGCCGAGTTGGTAGCTTCTTGAACGCTTGGGAGTAATAAGGCATTTTGTATTTTTGCGCCGTTATAACCTTTCATAGTTCCATTATCCAACCACTCCCATGTTTTATTTGGTGCCGTATCATCATCATATAATGCTAAAGTCGTGCCCGTTCCCGTTCCCGTTCCTTGAATAAATGTACCTCCTTGAATTGATATTTTTTCGCTTCCAATTGGTGAAGAACCTCCTATAACCATTCTTCCATCTTCATACATGGAGGTGATATTAAGACCTCCATTTGTTGCCCATCCCCCAAAATAAGCACTTCCATTATTAGGCGCTAACAAAGTGGTCTTACCTTCAACGAGAAAATCCGAGTTATAAGTAGGATTGCCACCTCTATTTATAATTAAACTTCCTTCGCCTTTTAATGTTCCGTTGTCAAGAAATTGCCATAAAATAGTATTATTAACATCATAAACTCCAAAAGCGTGTGTACCATTATTACTTACACCCATCACTCCCGCTGGTGTTTTTATAGAAACATTACAGCCAAGTAAATCTGCTGTATTTCCCGTTGTTGGGTTAAAAATTAATGTGTTACTGTCTAAACTTACAATTCTATCTGCGCTTACAGTTCCATCCGCCGAATAAATAGAGTCTCCTCCACTCGCCAGGGCGTCAATAGCTTGCTTAACCCGCTGAGGTGTCCACCTTTTAACCGTTGTTACAGTGCCAGCCTCGGCCTCCGCTTGTGTTACCTCGGGTACTTGGTTGTTATACCCTATTTCTATCTGTGCGTCTGTGGGTGTTATTGTGCTTTTGTTAACCGCTTGCGGTTGTCCGTTTGCGTCTCCCACCCAAAGGTTATTTTGTGCCAAGTTTGGAAGGCCCGCCGCTCTCGCTGTGTTAAAAATAAATAATTGGCCCCCGCTTGCTGCCGACTTTAAAACCTTGGCCACTCTTTGAATAAAAGAGCCCGCCCCTGTTGGCCTTGTAGCTGTTAGCGTTCCCGTGGTGGTGCTTATATATAAATCCGCTCCCAAGCTAAAAGCTGAGGTATCCAAGCCCGTAAGCTTACCGAAAGTAGTTATTTTCTTGGCGTTTGTGGCGTCCATGTTCTCAGCCGCGAAGCCTATAACTGGCATAGTGCCCACCGCTCCCGCGTTGGCCTCCTCTACGGTGTGTAAATCACTGTCGAAGCCTACTAAATAAACGGGCTTCCCCTTTGCTATCGTTCCCGCGCTGGCTTTCTTTGCGTTTATTACTACTGTGCCCGCTGTTATAATGTCGTCAGTTATAAATTTACTCGTGCCATGGTCGTAAAATAATAGCTTTGTGTCGTCTACTATTGTCGGCGTTCCTGGTAATCCTGTGGCAACGTCCGAAAGGTCGTTAAGGTCTGAAACATTGGAAGCGAATAAATTCCAGTCCGCTGGAACAAAAGCCCCTAAAGTGGTGGTTTTATTGGCAAAGTATAAATTTCCTAAGTAGTTGGCCCCTTGTCCCGTTTCGTAAATTACGCCCGTGTTATATGGCTTTAAACCAACCAAAGGGCCGTCCGTTATTTTATTAAAATTTGACTCGGCTAAATTTTCGGCCATTTGCCTAACATCCTGGGGGCTAATTGCCTGGGTCGTATTGTCGGCTAAATTTGCCGCCGCCTCGGCTTGTAAATCATTTCTATTTTTTAAAGTTGCCATATAATTTTAATTAAAGCCGTTAATTTTAAAACCACTTGTAAAGCCTCCCCCTTGTAAGGGTTGCGTTAAATCCCTTGTTCCAGGTGTTACCCTCCTATTAATATAAAACTCCGTTATGGGGTTCCCCACTTGCTTGGTGTAATTTATAACCGTGCCCGCTGGGATTGTTTTACCCACAAAACCTAAAGCGGGGTTATCCTGTACCAATTTAACGATATTACTTGTATTTCCATACAGTAAATTACTTAAATCCCAAATACTTTGGGCCTCCTTTGTTGTGTATTGCTCCATTATTTTATAATTCTTTCCCCAGCAACATAAAGCTGTTTATTAATAACCGTTACTTTTTGCGCTTTGTAGCCGTCCGCTTTTAGTGCTATTTGTACCCGAGCTTTTAGGCGTTGGGTTCCTCCCGTGCTTCCTAGATACCTTTTGGCCCCTACCCCTAAAGTTGGGTATTCCTTCCACCAACCCGCAAAGCTATTTATTATGTCTTTAACGTGCTGGGTGTCGCTTGCTGAGGCCTCAAAGTCGCCCGTGTTAGGGTTTATAAAAAGGTCGTCAAGTTCCGAGCTTACAGGGGTTAATTTAATGTCTTTTACGTTAGCCATGTTTTACATTTTCGTTTTTAATAGTGCTAAAGTCCTCCTTATCCACCAACGTGGCTAAAGCTGTTTTTATAGTTGTTTGTAAAGCCGTGCCGCCGTCTTGAGGTACAGGGACGCCGTTATTTATGGCGCTTATAATACCGTCCACTCGAGCGGTTAACTTTGCTAAATTATTAATCAAGTCCTCGGCTTTTACTATTCCCCCGTATTGGTCCCCTCTTATTTCTACGTTTTGGACCTCTGAGTATAAAGAAATAAAAGCCGTTTCCTTGCTTAAAAATGTCGCTATTACTACGCTATTTATTATAGGAGTTATTTTTAGGGGAAAGTCTGCCGCCCCCGAAATTAATTTAACCCCCAATAAATTAGGATCTCCATTTAAAGGCTGTAGCTCGGCCAGGTCGTTGGATATGCTTACCACCTTACACGGTAGGCTATAAATCTCCTCCTCTTGCTTTGCTAGTTGCCTTATTATGTCGCCTATGTTTTGCGTATTCATTAACTAATGGCTTTTTGTATAAAGTTTCCGCTTGCGTCCTCTATAAGGTCGTAAGCTTTTTGCTTAATATATATTTTTTGTCGTCCCCCCGTGTTATACCCGAAAGTTGTTACCACTTGAGTAACTAAATAACCGCCCGATTGTTCGGGGATTGTTTTATTTATTAACTCTACTATGTCCCCATGGTTTACCAATGGACTAACAAAAGTTAAAAAATGGCCCTCATATCCCGAATATTTCAAACCGTCTTTTAAGCGGTTCGCTGTGGCTTGTAAGTCGGTTAAATTGTAATTGTTAAAATATAGCGTCCTTGTTTCCCCGTCTACGTCTCCCGCTGTAGCCTCTAAGGTGTTGTTATTGTCGTCTATACTTTTACAAATTACTTTTATTTTTCGCTCGCTTTCATCAATAAATTTTAAGCTGTCCCCATTTATTAGGGTCGGCGTATTAAATTCGAACCTGTGGACTGTTTGGAGGCTTGGGTTAACGCTAAGGCCGACATATAAAACGCCATTACGAAAAAAACTATATATTCCGTGCTTTTTTCTTAGCTCGTCCAATACCTCTGCACTACTCGCATTTTTTATTCTAAACTTCCCGAGGTTTTGCTCCGCTGTAACCTGGTAGGCTATCCCCTCGGGAATAATTAACTTCAATAAAGCGCTTAACTTTGGATTGTTTACGCTTAAATTAAGTCTATTTTGTTTTAATTTATATACTTCGTCCTCTATCTCAAAAAGTAAAGGGAATTTTGTCCTTACCGCTTTTATATACCCTGTAAATACTTGGCTTATTTTTGCGTTATACCCCACCTTTATGTTAACCTTGTCCCCAGCTTTAAAAAGGGCGTTTGGTCCTTGGGTAATATTTGGGACGCTTTGCCCTTGTTGGTTAACGTACCTTATCCGCTTGGGAATTATAACCTTTCCACTGTCTAAGAGATTGTCGTAGCTGCTAACTATACTAACTTCATGGCAAAATTTAAAAACTTGCTCGCTTAGTGTTATTTCGCTGTCAAGTCTTACCATTAGTCTGTTATCCCGTTTACAGTTAATTCTATTGGTTCGTCTGATATTGCTTTAATCTCAAAAAGTTGGGCGTTCTCGGTGCCCTCTATTTGTGGAAAATTTACCTCCTTTATAGTTAAGTAGTGGATGTCGAAATTATCATTTAAAAACCTCGCCGCTATTTCTACAGACTCGGGAACCTCGCAATATTCTACAAGTTGCTTAACTTGCTCCTCGGGGTAGCGTTGGCCGCTTGGGTCTACTAAGACGCCCCGTATTGTTAAATCGTAGTCGTCTTGGCTTATATACTCTTTTACTGAGCCTTTTACTCCTTGTATTTTTGTTGTAATAATTTGCTTTACTATTGTAACATCACATAAAACCGTGTCTATTTTAAATCCTGGCTTTTCCCCGTCCTCGCTAGGGGTTGCGCTGTCGTTTGTATTGCTTAAAATTTGGCCGTAGGCTATTTCTGTGCCGTTTTTGTCGGTGTACTTTCCAGGTCTAAACTCCACATTCATAAAAACGGGAGTCCCTAGATAACTGGTGCCCGCTATTTGGTCTCTGTCCTCGCTTCTTATTGTGCCATAGTCGGGAGTATGTCCGCTTTGCCCTGTTTGTTGCGTGCTGTAAAGCTTTGTTTTTATTGCTTGGAGTCCAAACCCTTTTAAAATTAAAGAGGGCTTAACCTTTGGAAATTGGGCCGCCATTTCGTTGGGAAAATCGACAAAGCCTATGCCTGTTTTAAATTTGCTCATAATTAAACCCCCGCTATATTGTTAACATTATTTACAGCGCTAAAAAGAGCCTGGGCCACTTGATCCTTAATTTGTCCCGTTAGGTCGTCCACGTTTGCCGCTGTAATATTCATATTCTCAATTAATTTTCCTATGTCTATATTAATGTGTGTTGGCCGTCCGCTTTTTATTCCGTCTACGCTAGTGCTGGCCGCCTTTGTTCCTCCTGTTGCTGTAGGTGTCCCCGTTTTACCCTTTGGGGCGAAACGTGCCAAGCTTTTGGAAACGTTAAATACTTCTAACTGCGTGGGCTTGGTAGGGTTTGAAGCCGCCCCCGCTTGGCCTATTTTGTTTATAGTGCCACTCAATAAAGAAGCGGGAGTTATTTCTTTATTCATTATACTGCTAAACATCTCAGCCGACTTTTTGCCCGCTGTGGCGTAAGTTTGTACCCCCTTGGCTATTTGCTCCTTATCCAAGCTAAAAGCGCCCATTATAATATCTTTAAGGCCTAAAAAGCGCAATTTAATGTCTTGTACTACTGAGGCAATTGAGGCAAAAAGAAATTTGAATACGTTTATAATTATTTTTGTGCTAAATTTCCAAGTCTTTATTATTCCGCTCCAAATGCCAGTCATTATTTGAGCAAAAAATTTAATTATTGGCAGCATAAATTTT